TGAGCAGCACCAAGTATACTTGTCACATATGGTTGTGCCCAAGAAGATAAATTTGTATATTGATTCTGTTGTTGCGTTTGACCGCCGCCGCTACTTCCACCACCGCCCATAATAGACTCCTAAATATCTGTTTGCACTACGGTGTAGCGCTTTTCAAAATCATACTGTTTGAGCCATCTAGCTACAGAATCCCTTACCGCACCCTGTATTCTAGTTGCTCCCATGCTTTTTAAGATAGCTTTTATTTGCTTAAAAGTATCGTGATTCATGATCAACCTACCGCCCATAGACGTAATAAATGCAATCCTGTGAGTTGGATAGTTCATGAACGAAACCGTGCCCGCCCCATGAAGTACATTATTCTCATCTACCGCCACCAAAAGAACCCATTGACCAGTATTAACAAACTGTTGAATCTGATCCATGCTATAGTCGCCACCGCTATAAACATGCGCTTTAGCAATAAAACCCTCCACTAAAGGCCATGTCTGAGCGCAGTAGTTTGTGTGGATGTGTCTTATTGTGATGTTCATGCAGGTAAATACTTTTCTGGTTTAATTTGTTTACCTTGTTTTAGATTACCAGTACGTGCTTTACGTACTCTGTCCATCATGGAATAGAGATGTTTAGCACCAGCATCAGTAGAACCATTACCAAGATGAGAGACAACATCAGCAGGCACAACAAATTCGCCATCTGCCAATCTTGCTGGTTGTTTGTGTGCGATAGAAGCGGGAATATCATCAGACATACCATCTCCCGGGCCTTTAAGTAATCGTCCACCATCTGAGTATCCTCCTAGGTTATACCCCCCGGCACTACCACCATGAGCAAACCCTAGTCCCTTACCTATGCTTCGACCTAAATTATCTATGCTTTCTCCTAACCCACCAAAAAATCCTGGGTTATTAAATTGTTCTTGATCATAAGGAACCCCAGTCCTTGGATCTATGGGGGAATTTTGTTGTCCTGCTATTTGGGTTAATGTATCCCCACCAGATGCTAACGAAGTAACCCCTTGATTGGCCATTCCACTAGGCAAACTAACTCCGTATTGCGCGGCAAGATCTTGCAAACTGCCATTATTAGAAGCACTGGGATGCCAAACATTTAATTCGGGTGCGGTATCTAAACCCGCCGCAGTAATTCCAGAAACAGGGGCACTAGAACTACTAACGCTAGAAGGTGTAGACTGACTAGAACTGGCGGAACCACCAGATGCCATATTTTGTTGTAATGCGCCTTGTAATGGCATATTACTAGGTTGATACCCCGCCATTTGCATAGCGGTTGTTGGCATTTGTGTAGGTGTGTTATATCCGTTATAGTTAATTTGACTCATAGGATATTGTTGCCCAGGCGTACCGCCTATAGCAAGTGAAGTAACTCCACCTTCCGCCATTGCAAATGTAGGTTTATACTGTGGTGACAATGTTCTACCAAGTCCAACTGATGCGGCACTGGGTGGTTGATATGGTGTCATATAATTTGGATTCATTGCACCAGATTTCATCAACGCATATATACCTGCTACACCCCCCAATGCTGTAGCTTTAACTGGATTAGCACTTGCCCATTGTGCAGCTGAACTAAACATATTACCCAAAGAACTAAAAGGAGAAGCAGAAGCAGTGGCAGCATTTGCCATTCCAGCATTAAATCCAGCCTGACCTAAAGCGGGGTTAAGTCCAAGACCCGGACCTAAAGCTGGATTAGCTGTTGTATAAGCATCAGCAAGAGATGGTGCATTAGCCAAAACAGATGGGTTACCTTGCAAGCTGCTTAAACCATTGGCTATAGACCCATTTTGCAAGCTAGGGAAAGTATTAGCCATAGATCCAGCAGAATTCAATGTCGTAGAAGCGCCATTAAGAGCATATGGACTTGCGGCTTTTGCTGCTACGTTAGCTTCATTTACTGCTGCATTTGCCGCATTTATTGCAGGGCCTGTTGGTGTTCCAGGTCCAATTGGCATATTAGATAGCGCATTACTACCAATAGCATTGTTAGCTCCCATTCCGGCATCAGCGGCTAAATCCATACCACTAACCGTTGCGCCCGAACCTACGCCAGTAGCTAAAGCACCGCCACCTATAGCGTTTGCTCCACTCAGACCGGCATCCGCTGCTAAATCCATTCCGCTTACGGCCTCACTAGCTAGAGCAGCCTCACCAATTCCTCCGTCAACAAAAAAGGTAAACGTCTTGATAATCTCAAGGGGGTTTAATAATTTGTTTAGTAAATTCATACAATCTTCCTTAAGAAATTCTAACTTTTAATACGTTACTAGCCGATTCGTCTACATAAACATCCCCAACACGTATTAACCCATTTGAAAAATCAGTCTGTGTTGGCAAACTCAAAACCTGACCAGTCCCCGTTGTTCCAGGTTGACTAAAATTTAATGCTGAAACTACTGCGCCACCCGTTCTTTGCGTTGCCATTGCGGATGGTCCTGGGTTATCCAATTGGGCAAAATAAAGCCTTAGTGCATTCGTTAATTGAATAAAATACTGTTGATCATACTCTGCCGGGGGCAGTGGTAGATTCGGTGCTTTTGTGGTTCCAGTGCTCATCTTCTACCATCCGGTCTAATGTCAATACGGGGTACGCCAAGCTGCCAAGCAGTTCCGACAGAACTGGACTCTATTTTAAAGCTCATCTGCCGCCCACGCAACCTTGTATATACCTGCCCAGTAAATTGTTGAATGTTATATTCACTTGATAACGCATAATTATTTGCACTCTGGACTTGTGGATTATCCGCCGGACCGTAAGCACTTCCTGAATTTTGTCTAGGTTTAACCGTCATAGTTACGGTTGGGTTATCCGCCGTAGATCCATTAAAGTTTACGTCCGGCAGTATCCTCCATACAAACCCAAAGTTATGCCCTTCCCCAATCTCAAAATCAGATGATTGCACATAAGCATCTATTGGTAAGGTTGCTGGGGTAGAATTGTCATCTGTTCCAATTTCATGGTTAACTAATATCCCATTACCATTTGAAGATACTATAGTTGTAGACGCAATCGTTTGGCTAACAGAAACTGTATAAGTTCCTACACCACCAGAACCAGTACCTAAAACGGTGATTGTGGTATTTGCGGCAATACCTTGTGCAGTTAGGGTTTGCCCTACTGCCAAAGAACCATATGTAATAGCTGTTACGTGCAGGGTAGTTCCTGATATATAACCAGTAAATAATGAATTAGTATTATAGCAAGCTGCTACTGGGTATTGCTCAAGACCATTTTGTAGCCATGCAGTTCTAGCCATTTCCCCGAAATACCATACACGGTCAAGGTAATTATAGATAACGTAAGAATCTATAGTGGTAGAACCATTAGAACAATAGAACCACCATACTTCGTTATATGCTTCATTAGCCCCAGCGAATACTTGATAAGATTGTTGCGAATTTAAATTCTCAAATACATATTGACGCACGGAGCAGGGCAGCGTTGCTACAGAACCAGTATAAATATAAAACTTATCTTGGCCCATCCAATATGTCACATTATTAACCGTAACCATACAGTTTGGAGATATGGTGCTAATGTTATCCATCATAATTTGGAAACCCCAAACATAAGGCGCTCCGGTGTATTGCATAGAATACAAAGCAGAATCCGTCCAAATCAAAATTTCTTGGCGAGTAGATCTTGCACCAACAATATAAGAACCGTTTGTTAATGTGTAGTCACCTGATTGATTTGTAATATTTGGAACCCATTGATAGGCATTAGCCTGATCAGACCAACGAACAACCATAGGGTTAAATGTAGAAGAACCGTAAGGATTAGCTCCAAAACAGATAACAAATTCTTGTATAGCGGATGTAATTACTTGATAAGTTGCAATGGGTACAGCGGATCCAGAATAAGAAAATCCGTAATTTCCTGAACTATTTGCAGTAGTTGATGCGGAAAGTGGAACCGTAGTAGAACCGGTAATATAAGTACTTAATACATAAGTATTGGCAGGTATTCCAGTACCTGTTACATATGCACCTGCATAAATACTTGCAGGATTTCCAACAGTAATTGAACTAACGCCACTACTAAAAGTAGCAGTTGTAGTCGTAGAAGTTGTTGAATCTGCTAAAGATACAAGAGATACGGCTCTTGAGCTAACTCCAGTTGAATCCGCCCAATAATATATTGGACCACCTCTTGGGGCGATAACTAAATCTTGACCAAAGTTATCGTTGGACCAAAGACGCAGTTGACTACCTAAATTATTAACGCCCGAATATGCAGTGCCCCACCCACGGGAACCTGATTGTTCTAATACAGTAATACTGCTTCCACCGCCTGAAGTTGTAGCATTAGCAGTCAAAGAACCCGCAATTGTAGAAATTGCTATGGTATAGGTATTTACCCCAGTTACAACAATAGAATATAAATTATTTAAAACAATTGCTGGTATACCTGCAAAGCTTGTAGCCCCAGAAAATAAAACATAATTACCTGTAGTTAGCCCATGCGCGGTTTGAGTCACTGTAATAGTAGCACTGCCATTTATAGTCGCAAAAGGATTTGATCCTAACGATATAGGACTGAGACTAACTACTCCGCCCCAAGGACCAATACCCCAACCATTTCCTGAAGTAAATGTATCTAAGCCCGTTGGATATTCATATTGGGCGGTAACTGTTCCTCCACCTGTTGCACTTGAAGAAGCCGTAGTTAAAGCAGTAATTTGATATTGCGTTGCTGAAACAATCCCAGTTACTACATACTCTCCATTTAAAGTCAACCCCCCTACAGTTGAGGCACCGGAAAATAAAACATAATCGCCTACATTTGGGGAATACCCCCCGTCCGTTACCGTTACTATTGCAGAGCTAGAAATTGTTGTAAAAGGATTGGTAAGTGTATCGGTTTGAATAATAGGTGTGATATCGTTATAAGCACCGCCGTTGTATATATAGTACTTAATCTGTGTACCAACACCAATAAAGTTATTTTCAGATAAGTCAACCCAACTCCAAAGTGCCCTTGCATGCCCTATAAATTGATTTGGGCTAACTTGTGCCCATCCACCTAATTTTTCTGGGAACCCAGAACGAAAACGAATATTATTACAGTCATACCAACCACCCGTATTGGCGTAATCTGTGCCCTCCCGGTTAATTCCCGCTCTAAACTGTAGTCTTTGTAAGGGCATAAATTCCTCAAGCTAAAACAGACATGGCATGCTCATATCGAGCCATGCGGTCCTCAAGCCCAATTGTCCCACCATTTATGGCTTTTGTTAAGCCCACAAAGTCATTATTATCTACATGGCGGTTAAGCTGATGCTTTTCCCAAAATATGGCTGCGGATAAGGCCGCCCCTTCGGGCGTAGCAACGGCATCGGGGTTGCTTAAAAAATCAATCTGGGTTGCATCAGATAGCTCTTCATACCCTGCGCGACCAGTGGTTTGCAGCCACCCGCGACCGCGATAAGCCCAACCGTCTCCTGATTCTTCATCTCCATTTTTCATGCGGTGGGCATAGGCTCTGTTGGCGATCTTCTCTGGATTGTGGGCATATTCAGCAGCATTTTCCTCGTTAAAGTGAGATGGCCATGTTCTGCAAAGGCTCTCAGCCTTGTAGTTTAAGTTCTCTTCCATGTACTTGAAGTTGCCGGATTCATGACCGCACTGAGCAATAAACGCTGCTAGTCGTGCAGGGGTAGACAGATCGGCTTTCTCAATAGCCATTTTCATTGGCTCAATTAGAGCTTCCGCATGACCTACATCTATTTTTGCTGCTTCAGCGAGTTGTTGTACTTCCATTGATCATTTCCTTTACTTGGTTGTAGGTTGCGATACAGGCGTTAAGTTTCCTGATTGCGAGGTCCCCGTCGTCTGTGACGGCGACAAGAGATTGAGCAAACGCTGGGTCAAGTTGGGCGGTTGCGGTGTCAGGTCCGCTGGTAGCGGGGGCATTTGAGGGGGGACATACTGTGGACTTGGTTTTGACAAAGAGCTGCAACTTGCCAGTAGCAATATCAGCATCCCGTTTAGCAATTTGTTTTTTAGCATCATCTTGCACCTTTTGAAGTTGAGTTGATAGGTCAGCAATCCTGCCATTGAGTTGCTGTTCGGTTTGTCTAGCGGCTTCGTTAGCTTTGGCTACTTTAGCCTGAACTTCAGCTTCTGCGGCTGCGTAGCCTTGATGATGCCCCGCTTCATAGACTCCGCCTACAAAGCTAGAAAAAAGAATAATAGCAATGATGTACTTCATAGTGCTGGCCTATCATTAGGGTTGCCAAACGGTGATGACTTTGGTGTAGGAGAAACTGCAGGCTTAGCCTCCAGCGCGGTGATTAGCTTTTCCTCTTGCTTAATTGTAGTTGTGATTGGCGGGCAATGATTAAAAGAAGGCGGGGGTGTAGTGTTCCCTTTGGAAATATAGTTAGCCAGTATCTGGAGCAACTGCCCCGCAACTAGGGTAAGTACTGCAAAAATTTGTTTATCGGCAGGGGCTTCGTTAAAAAGGGGCTGTTCTGTAAATACAATACTATAACCAAAAAGTATTACAATAAATACCAAGGCAATGCTAAACATTCGTATAACAAAACGATTTGTCTCAGAATTTAACTGTTCAGTTGTCTTGGGTTTTCCCATTAGCAGGTTTTGCAAAATACTCGGGGCAATTTTGCGCGGCGACGCAGAGGGGCGGTTTGCAGTCATCATCACTCCAATGTTTAGGGTCTTGGCAATGGTAGCGGTAACGATCTTCGCACCCCGCTAATAACATAATCAATAAAGCGCATATTCTCATTTGTCCTTCTGAGCCTCAAGTTCTTTCTTTAGCTTTTCAATCCGTTTAAGATCATTTGCAATCAGAATTCGTTCTTGATGAATATCCATGTACATAATCCCAATTACCGGCAATATCAGCACAAAGAGGAGTGCCAACACAATAATGGCAACTACATACCCCCATGACTCGCTCGATTTATTGCCCACATCAGTCCTGCCAAATAGATTGCTATAAAAATGACCACCACTGTGCAAGCACCCATCAACCAAGCTTTATCCGCCGCTTCTCTAGCTTCCGCTAATCTTTGAGCCTTTTTCTTCAACTCTGCTTTGCGAGCCATCTCTTGCTTGGTCTTTACAGATCCAATCATCTCATTAACTCGTGAGTATAAATCTTTCAGCTCTGGCGGTACATGATAAATCATATACTCCGTTAGTTCTACACGCATTTGTTCTAGTTGGGTTTTTGCCATCACAAGCCTGATTGCCCTTTCATACGTTTCGCCATCCGGATCGTATATTTGCTCTATCTTCGATTCTTCCTCATGTATCGCATCTGAGCAGGCCTTGTAGTTTCTAAAGAAGCTAACCAACTGATCCCCAATCTCTGCGTAAAGAACTTGCTCATCAAACTTTATTTTCTCCTTCTTTTGATTCTTTGGATGAATATCCTGCAGTGTTTTCTTTTCCTCAACAGGTTCAGCAAAAATAGATGTTATCCACCCCCAAATTCCCTTAACCTCTTTACCTATTTGTTTTACTTCACCAACTGTTTTTTGTACATCTCTAACAAGCGCTTTACCTTCGTTATACATAGCGCATAACTCTTTGACGCCAGTGAACGCAGCATTTGCAGCTTGGAAAAGAAGTAAAAATTCAATGGCTAATCCTTAAGCGGGAGTTCCATAAGCAGTTACGTTAGCAAGAGAAATCCAGTTTCCACTTGAATCAAGAGAAGCGACAACAGTACCGTTATAAATGAATTCCAAAACAGTTGGTGTACTACCAGCTTGAACTGTCCAACCACCCGAATTAGAAATTTTGGTTGCTGTTGTTGCGGAAGTAGCAGATGTAGCAGATGTAGCGGAATTAGCTGTAGCGGCATTTCCACCAATACTTAAAGCTGAAGCAGTGCCAGTTAATCCAGTTCCAGGGCCAATAAAGTTTGTAGCTGTAACAGATCCACCGACATTTAAATTTCCTGCAATACCATTAAGTTGAACATAGAATCCAGATCCAGATCCGGTGGCATTATAGGCATCACAGAAACAAGGCACATTGCTATTTGCAGGGATAGCTAAAGTTTGTGATCCGCCACTTGCGGACATTGTTATTGTTTGGCCAGTTAAATTAGCTACCGTATAAAGTTTATTAACTAAAGGTGCGATGATAGTTACTCCACTACCAGGAGAACCAGTAATTACTAAAACCGCGTTTCTTGCGTCATCAGACGTTCCGTTATAGTTTGTTAATGTATAACTTGAGCCACCTAAACTACTTACGTTAATAGCAACCACACCAGTTATAGCTTGCTCAATTAAAGTACCAATGTTATTGTTGGTAGTTACACCCCAAACTCCAGACTGATCGCCGGTAGCAGGTAGGGCTAATTTAAGTGACGTTGAGTATGATGTTGACATGGCGGTTCCTTATTGGGTGTTGTTTAATAAAACCCAAGTAGTAGTTTGGTTATCATTTATTTTAATCCAATACGATTCTGCAGGCAAATCTTGCAGGCTTGTATTTTCTGTAATGCTATCTAAATAATTAGAAGTTTGTGTACTTGAATCCGCGGAAGTAATATTTTCTGTATCACTTACTGCAAATTGCGCGGATATTGTTGGTGTACTAGCAGGGGCAAAGTTTTCTGTGAGGCTAACGTTATATGCAGTAATAGCTGTAGGTACGGCAGCGGCCCCAAAGTTTTCTGTTATACCATCGTAGAAAATATCAGTCTCACCATTAGTATCCGAAGAATTTATTCCTTCTGCAATATTTTCAGCAAATCCGGCTTTAATTGAATCTGTTTCTGCTACCCCAGAATTTTCCGTAATTGAAAGCGGATATTGCGCGTTAATAGTTGGCGTATCGGCAGGGGCAAAGTTTTCTGTTTGACTAAAAGTTAAATAGGACCCGATGCTTTCGTTTTCAGCGGGATTAATGTTTTCCGCAACAGATCCAGCAAATCCAGCAAACATTGAAAGTACATCGGCACTTGTTATTGGTTCAGTGTCTGTAAAATAATACCCAGCAGAAGGTACATTGGAATCTGCAAGTGTAGCTCCTTCAACTATACTTTCATAGAATACATCGACCTCTGCATTAGTATCGGCGGATATAAAGTTTTCAATTATAGATGGCGTATATGCAGTAACTTGAGTACTAGAATCAGCCGGATTTAAGTTTTCTGTAATTGCAAAGGAAATATTATTCCCCGCGGTTCCCGCAAAGGTGGTTTGAGCAAATGTTGTTGCTCCGTAAAACATTAATATTTACCTTCAGCAAATACGTTTACAAATACAGTCCCGTCTTCAAGAGCTTCAATCTCATGCCACTCATTAGCCACTAAATTTACTGGCTGAGTTTCTTTATTCATTACCAATGAGCGACCTTCTTTGCGAACGATGCAAGATCCTGCATGGCACATTGTTGCGTGCGCCCATGTATGCTCATGCTTAGGCAATCCTTCGCCTTTATTGGCATGGAATATATTAAGTACTGCACCATCGTAGGTAAGTTGGTGGTGTGGGGCTATAGCAATTGTCATAGTGTTTGAGTTCCAGTTTTCTGTAAAACAAGCCAGGTATCACCTAAAGCATTTACAGAATTTAAACCGCAATGCGTTAAGTAATTTTGCTTGACTTGTGCAAGAGTCTGTTTAGCCGCATCTAACCCAACGGCTCTTGTATATGCGCCATTTATTACTTGAAATATTTGATATACATTATCTGTATTATCTGGTTCTGTATCTAAATTGGTAAGATTCCAGACTACATGAGTCGGCAGTAAAGGATCTTGTACTTCTTTATTAACATGGAATAAAGAAATATTTTTTTCCAACCAATAACTTGCACTTTGGCTTAATAAAGTATTTGCATCTGCTTCTGTACCAATTACAAAGATGCCGACATAACCTGCGGCTTTACCCGCATCAATTGTTGCTTGGTCTGGACAAAAAAAACTTGTTGCATCTTGTTGTGTATTAGGAACTGAATAAATCATGATACTGCTCCCCAATATGAACCACTTCCACCTTGCGATAAAGAATAACCATTTTTAGCTACGCTATTGCCGCCAGAACCGCCATTTCTTGTGCTTGGATATTGTGCCTGACCTCCTGAAGCACCCCAACCGCCACCGCCACCGCCAAAATATCCAGTACTTCCCGCATTATTAGAAGATCCTCCTGCGGCTTGTGGGTCCCCACAAGTTGCCCCACTAGCTCCTCCAGCGCCCCCTCCTTGCCCTGGACTTGTGCCGCCTGAGCCTGGGAATATTCTTCCACCGCCACCTGCTCCTCTTGCAAAACAACAACCGCAACCACGTCCACAGCTATATTGACCGCATCCTCCTACGGAACCAATTGCTCCTCCTGAGCCACCAGATACTGTTGGAATACTTGCTCTAGGATAACTACTACTGCCGCCATTACCACCCCCTGCGCCGCCACCGCCGCCATTGTAGTGGTTAGATTGACCATATCCTGCACCGCCACCGCCGCCTCCTCCAATGTAACTATTGTTAGTAACAGTTGTGTTATATCCTAAAGATAACGCCGTGCTTCCATTGGTTGGCAACACTGAATATGTACCACCATTTCCGCCACAACCCATGATGTAACCATTGTTAACAAGAGTTATTGAATCTCCAGAAGTTCCACCAGATAAAGACAATCCATTGTTGGATGTTGAAGAAGCCCAAAGATAAACACCACTATTAACAGTAATAGTTATTATTGATCTTCCTGCTGAATAACCTCCAATAGAAGTTACGTTCAATGAAGCATTTGAAGTATTTGACGTGAATGTATAGCTAATTGATACTGTATTTGATTTTCCATAAAAGTTTGTGGGCATAGTAATAGCGCCACTTGGCACTCCCGCAAGAGTCCTAACAGCGGAATCATTTAAACTAATTTGAGTTGTGCCATTACCGCCGTTTTCAATCTCAATTGAAACCCCTGCGGTTGTACCTGCTAAACTAATTGGACCTGATGAATTAAGTGTCATTTTAAAATCCTTGTACTCCAGTAGCCACAGGTTGAGCCACTTTTGGTGGATAGTATTTTTCGTTTATATCTATGCTATGCGTTGTTTTGCCTTCTGCACTTGCCGCTTCATGCAACTTTTCTAATTCATTTGGATCTGATTTTCTACAAGAAATAACATCAACAATTAAATAAGCAATAAAAGTATTAAATGCATCATCTTTTCTAAGCGATGGACCATGAAATTTATCAGGCACTTCGTAAAGAATGTACTCAAAAGTAAATGTATTTTTATCGCCTATTTGAGCAAGCATTGAGCCACCGTATTCAAATACCAAATCTTTATAAAATCCAGTCAATACTTTGACCCTTGTGTGAAACAAGTTTAGATCTGAATATTCATATACAAAGTCAACGCCGTTTATCATAGTTTTGCCTTTATCTCATCAAGCTCATTTGATAGATCTTTAATAGCCTCAACCAAAAGGGGTATCAGGCGCTCATATCTTACAGTCAAATAGTTCTCACCGGACTTGCTAAACTCTGTTCCATCTTCATTCTGACCAATATCAAAAGGAGCTGGAGCCACGACTTCTGGCTGAACTTTTTCAACTTCTTGTGCATCTAGACCGACCTGAATTTCTTCTGAAGTATAACCAAAAGATTTGGCAACATCATTATTTTTATACAAGAAACCAGTTAACTGTTTAACCTTATTCAAAGCATTTTCAATTGTTCCAATACGATCTTTGAGCCTGCCATCAGAATAGTAAGCAGTTACGTTGTTGGTTGCACGAATCTCGCCTGTTGTTCCAGATGCCGCAGTACCCACACCAAACGAACCAAACTGTACACTTGAACCGGTTCCAATAGATTGAGGCGTAGATAAAGTTACACTTCCGGTAGAGGCTGATACAGAAACTTGGTTACTTGTTCCTGTTAATGATGTAACTCCACCATTTGTAATAGTTACTGCGCCTGTTGAGCCTGATACAGAAATACCTGTTCCTGCAACGGCGGAAGTAACTACTGCCGCTGAATTCCAAGTTGTACCATTAGACTGAAGTACATTACCACTTGTACCAGGGGCTACAAATTGAACTGCTGAAGTACCATTACCAAGAATTACATTATTTGCAGTTAAACTAGTTTGGCCCGTACCACCGTAACCCGCAGGCAGACCACCAGAACCCCATTGGACATTGTTAGGCATAAAGGCATAACCCGCCCAGTTGCCAGTAGCAGTGGAATTAGATTTTGAATAAAAATACCCCGCAGCACCGTTAACTGCTGTAGCTAATGTATTACCACCACTATCTTGAACTGTTATGTTACCCGTAGAGTCATTGTCGATAATATACGCCGTACCTGTAGGAATGGTTGTCTCATCGGGTAATTTAACTGTTTGGGTATTAGTGCCAGTAAAATTTTGTAAGTATGTTGCGGTTGCAGTTAATGTAGTTGTACCGCCCGTTGTTGCTACTGCAGTATATCCAGGTGATAAATTATTAACTGCTACGTTTTTATTAACGTCACCATAAATAGCTCGTTCTGTAGGATAAGTACTGAATACAGTAAGTGTATCGCTTGTACTAAAACTAACTAAAGATCCACTATTAGATGAAGAAAGTACTGTAGTTCTTGATAAAGTATTAGGCGTACCCGATGTAACGGTACCAATACCCACTTCCCACGAGTATGAGGTTGAATCGTAGATAGCGTAATAAGTAGTGTTGCCACTACCTATAGCACCAACAAAAGATTGGTACCCATTATTTGCGCCCGCAAGGTTAACGGAACCCGTACCCGTAGATACGGTCCCAGTCTCTAGGACTCGATCCGCAACAACTAAAGCCATTTAAGACTCCTTATTAGGAAGTAGCAGTTGTACTGTATGTAACGCTTACTGTATCACCAGCTGTTGTTGCTTTAGCCGTACCAAAGTTACCTTCAGAATATAAAGTGCCACTTGTGTTACCTTGTGTACTTGAAGCACCTGTACCTGTAACTAAGAAGCATCCATAAACTGTACCGCCAGAGCCTGTAATTGTATATACAACCGCTGTCGCCGTTGAAGATGTTACATTGGATGGTGTAGAGCCTGTACTTGTAGAAGAGGCAAAAACTGCCGTCCCACGAACTGCGGATCCACTAACTGTATAGGCAGTAAACTCTTTGGATGGCACAATGGTGCTCATAGTATCTGTTGCCGCAGGTGTAACACTTGTGTTAAGAAGTCCAAGGTACGGACCAACAACCGAGTAAGAAGAGCCTCTCATTAAGGTATCTAGCATTAACTGTTTACCAACAGCAACAACTAAATTAGGGCATTCTTCTTCCCATTTAATATTGCCATCTTTATCGCGGCAAACAACATGATACCAGCCTTCTATACCCATCCCGGCTGGTGCTTGTACATTAGATTGCATTGTAACAACTATGTTGTCACCAAAGCTTGAAATTTCATTGCTCATTTTAACTCCTTAAGAAATTGTGATAACAGCAGTTGTTGAAGTTGCCGCTGGCCAAGTTATAGTAAAATTACTCATCGTAATATCATTACCAAAATTTAGAACAGCAACGGAATTACCCGTTGTTGCATTATATATTAACGCTCCTCTTGCAGTAATAGTTGCGCCTGTCCAAATTACATTTGCAAAATACGGAAAAGCAACATTATTTGTTAAATCTATGCCAGGATTTTGGGTAATTGTGATGGCATTTCCACCAGCCGTATATCCCGTAGCTACAACTTCGTTAGCCGTACCTGCATAAGTCGCTGTTGTATTATTTAATGTAGTTAAAGCCGTGTAAAGCGCTACCTTATACGTATAAGGAGAAGTCGTTGTAAAGTTAACCAAACCGCTCAAGCAGTCTGATTTAAACTGAGTTGTTTGGGTTTGGACGATCATACAGCTGCATTACCTCTAATATTTGTATTGAGCTTAGTTTGACCATCACGGTACGCATCACCTCTTTCAAGGCCATCGCCAAGGCGTTTAGCAAGTTGAAGAGCTTCAGAGTACTTAGTCTCATAATAAGTCACCAAGTCTTGCTCGCCCTTCATAAATAGCATAGCTTCACGCATAGCACCATAAAGAAGCACTGGATCAAAGTTGTCACCCAACCAACTTGTGCCAGTGGAATTATTTACTGCATTTACAGTAATGGAAAACCCTGACCCCGAACTTCCAAGATTAGATGAAGATACGCTTAAAGTGTCTCCAGCGGCATAGAAATTACCACCATTTTGTAAAGTAACAGACGTAACCGCGCCACTAGGACCAACGATAAAGTCCCCATATGCGCTTGCGCCAGAACCTCCAGTAAAAGCCATATTTTGATATAGCCCCGGAACATACCCACTGCCCGCTGTAAATGTTGTGTTAAGGGTAGTAATAATACCCTGCACAATTGAAGGAGGGTAAAAAAAGTAATGTAATTCTACATTGTATGACTGATCTGGGGTTGGACCAATAATACAAGATAATTCGTTTGCTACACTAAAGTTAGGCCCAAACATTGCATAATATTTTGGGGTTCCAGTAGCAGTTGGATTGGGATAGGCTTCACGGATAAAGTTTACGTCTTTATTAAGCAAGTACGTAAAAGGTACAGTTGTGTAGTCAGATGTATAAATTGCTATGGAATATGTTGATAGCCAATCTAAAGGCAAAGATAAATATTGATTGCCGCCAGTTAGCGTACCAGTTACGTTTTTACGTAAGGATGGAAAATTAATCGTGTTATACACACGCTCTTCGCACTGCTGCACGAATATTGGAATATTTGCAAGAAACAAAGACTCCGTATTCTCAGCATACGCTTGGATCGTGTTGTATAACGTCTCGTAATTCACGCCATTGGTCCTCTAGCTGTTCTGCCTTTAGTAGCCGCACCATTTCCACGAGTTTCAATACCTGTATTTTTAGGACCGTTTGTAATATTGCCTAAACTTACGCGTCTTGCGGGCATGCCGCCAGGAGTAGATTCGTCTGCACGCATTGTATTTGGATCAGTGGCATAATGGACAGCCTCTTGCCCATTAATAACATCACCTTTCATACTATGTGCTTGAGCATAAGTAGATGCAGGACCTACTTCTTTGCCGCCTTGCTTCATACTAAATTTAGCCATTATCCACCTCTTTGGTTATTAGCGCGGGCCATGTTACGACCTACAGCACGCATGGCTTTACCAGTTACGCCACCTTTAGCCATTTTTTTAACAAGCTTTTTTTCTTCTTGCTTTATCATTTTCTTGAAAAGTTTCTTGTCTTCTGCTTCGTCTTCGTGTTTTTTAGCCATGATTTACTCCTACGTTATTGTTACCGAATTTACAGTGCCTTTGGCTACCAAGTAATTTGGAGTTAGTGCTCTATCAAAACTACTAGCCCCACCTACCGGCATCCATCCCCATTGAAATACCCTGCTACCAGTATCAGGATACCCAACTTCATTTGGTGTGTTAAGCACCCCATTTTGGGTTTGTAAACCATTGTTACCAGAACCGTAGTAGCTGATATCAGGTCTTGGCTCACGAACCGCTTGTGGATCATTAACTGGATACAATCCTAATTGTAGCTGGGGATGATCTGGATCCCAACATTCAGGACATACTTTGATGCTAACTTGTTTAGTCTTAATCGTCAACTTACGAAGTTCGACAAGCTTGTACCGCTGACCACATCTGTCGCATTCAGCAATTGCATACTTACCAGAAGAATACTTACTAGGCATTCTTTACCTCGAATAGAAAATGTTCCTTGGAACCCAACGGATTGGCGCAGTCTCACGGTCTTCCTGGGCAGCCAAGTTGAACTGGTCCTCATAATCCTGTTTCAAGAACAAAACCCTTGCTGGATCCACTTCCGGCCTTTTAACGCTAATAAAATAAGAGAGTCCAGCCACAAAGCAGTTGATAAATCTAAATGGGATATCGGCAATATTTACCCCGTTACCTGCATCTTGAATGCGCCTCATGCGCCAGTAAACGAGCGTGTAGGGACCCCCACCTGAGTCCGGGCAAGGCCAAACGGTCAGATTAGGAAGGTATTGCTCAATTATTGATGCCCCTGCAGTGTGTGCTGCAGCCGTTGTACCATTTTGCCCACGATAGCAATTTACGATCTGGTTGCCGCTGATATTAGCATAACCAATAATTTCATTATCAATCTGGATGTACCCAGAACTACGCAAATTCTGAGTTGTACTTAAAGTTAATGTGGTATCTGTAGCTAAACAAGAAGTCGCTAAAGTAATTGTTGTTGGATTGGAATTACCTGTTTGCCGGTTAAACCAGACCTGGATAGGGCGACCAGTCGTTAGTTTGTTAGGTATTGTGGAATAGGTACTTTCACTAATACGGCTTAAATTAATATCCGCCTGATTAGATGTGCTGGTATTGCTTGTACGAGTAACCAAGTCAAGAATATCAATGGTGTCATTAGGCACGTTGTAAAACGCTTGTCCAGTAACCAAGGGGATTACACATTCCTCAACAGTCCAAAGGTTAATTCCACGATTAGCCCATTCAATCGTCATTAAGTTAATAGACCGGCGTGCAGTACGCAAATCATATCCTGATCGGGATTGAAGACCACAACGCTCATACGCATCCTCGACCAACTCAGTTAGGTCTAGATTAAACGATGTGGTTCCAGATGTTTGAGCCATTATTTTTTCTTCATTCCTTTAAGAGTCTCAGCAAGGCGCGCTTGCTTCCCAACCTTACCAGAACTTTTAGCAGCTTTAGCCAGTTTGCCCGCAGGAATCTTTTCACCTTTGGGCACGCCCAAAGATTTGTGCAAAGCCCCAGGCTTTTTGATGGCTTTTTGAATCCATTTCTCTGCCATGATTAGTTAGCCACGTTAGATGCAGATTGCTCTTGAGCAACTGTTTGCGGAGCTTCAATAGGTACTGTCGCAGGGGTTACAGACATAGTAATTACGTTTGTATCTGAAGGTGCAGAAATTACAACAGGTGCGGAAATTACAACAGGAGCTTCAATAATAGGCTCAGCAGGTTTGGCAACACCCATATGCTCTTCAATCTTTTCAAGCAAATCTTTTGTTTCTTGAACTACACTTCCATGAGCGGCTTCTTGAGTTGCTGCAACATGCTTAATCAAAGCGTATAAGTGCTCAACATTCTCTTCAATATGCTTTAGTAAACTCATTTGTTTCTCCGGGTTTTAGCTGATTCAATAAAATCTTGTTTCGTTGGAGCGCCTTTGCTACCAGGCTTTCTCATCTTTTCCCCAGACCCAGCCGCTATCCTTTTTTGTTTCGCATGGATATTGGCATAAAGTCCAATCTTGCCACCTTCTTTATATTGAGTAAAGTCAGTGTTGTCGCGGCGAGATTTTTTCTCTCCTTTAGGCATTTTTGATGGGTTGATAGCCCCCATACCGCGACTTGCCATCATAGGTATTTACCCCTAGTATGACCTCTTTGCGCACATCCATCGGCACGGCTAGAAGCTGTTCCGCCTTTAGCCATATCTTTTCTAGACAACAAAGTTTTTTTGTCTATGTTAGAAGTATCAATACGTCCAGAACCTCTGGATTCAGATTTAGAAGGGCTAATAGCACTTTTAATCTTATCCCCCATCCTACTCATTACGCGGCCAAAAGCTTCTGAGCCTTCCCCAGCTCTTTCTTGCTGACGCTGAAACTCAGTCTTATATTCAGACTTGGGTTCTTCTTTAGCAGTAGATTTAGACTTGGGTTCTTCTTTGGGTATAGATTTAGAGGCAGCTTTAGGTTTAGCCAACTCAGTTCCATAAGTCTTACCGTTCCAAGTAAATGTCTTTGGACCACCAGCTAAAGCAGCGGCGCGACCAGCAGCAAAAGCTTCTTTAAAAGACTGTGATTTAGCGGGTTTATAGTTTTCTAAAGACCCACCGGGATTTGTAGATTCAGAGTAATCTATCCCATAGTCTTTAGAACTACCGGAATCGTCTGATTCAACTTCAGAACCTTCTTCGCCATCATAGCGTTTGACTTTGCGTTTCATAGTAAGTCCTTATTTAGATTTGCTCATTCCGCCGCCACATAGAGCTTTAACTTTCTCATGCTCTTTCATGTGACCTGCAGCATGCTCGCCATACATTTTGTGATGATGGACATGTCCACCGTCTTCCATTTTTTCCATCATATGCACATGATGTGTATGAGTAGGTGTGGTTTCTTTCATCAATGGGGGATGATTCATTTTCATAAAATTCTCCTTATTTCTTTTTAGCCATACCACCACGCTTCATACCTGTGGTGCTACCAGCCATTTTAGGCATCATACCTTTGGTCTTACCGCGCTCGGCAAGCCCGTCTTTGCTAGGAGCAGCAGTTTTAACTTTGCCCATAGTTTCTTTAGTTAGACCCTTGCTTTGTTTATTTGGGCCTTTACCTGTGGTGTCTCCACCGCTTGACATCTTCTTCATATTTCCACCTTTAGAAAATTTTTTGCCTTTATCGGCCTGGCTAAAATCCTCCCCAACTTTTTTGGGGACCCCTACTTTCTTGGCGAACGCTGGATTATGAGCCACCGCTTCCATGAAATTGTGTTGTTTTTTGCTACTACTGGGCATTTTTATTCACCAATTTTTGAACTGTATCGGTTTCCCAAATACGGATAAGCAAATATACCAAAGAGAAAATACTTGTGATGAAAAACACTGTAGGCTCCATCCAACCCATCATGCCGAGAAATGTGGTCGTAACGGCAGCGCCGTCAGCCATTTCTTTTAGGTTATGTGTATCCATTATATGAACCTTCCTTTAGTATGACCGCGTTCTGCAACACCATCTGCTGTTTTCATATACCCACCTTCTGCACAATTCCAAGCTCTAAGAGATTTGTTAATCCGGCTATTTGGATCGTTTGCTGTTTTCGAAGATGTAAGTTTCTTTTTCATACCAGACATTCTCGCGCAAAAAGAATTTCTACGTGGGCCACCTTCTGGCTGAGGTGGTTTTAGATTATGGCCTTCCTTTTTAGCGGAAGCTCTCCCCTTGGCGTTTAGTCCGCCATTTGGGTTCTTACCCTCTTTGCGTTGCCAAGCTGGAGATTTAGCCATATTAAGCCATCGCTTCCTGTGAAACTACGTTAACCTGTACTGTAGCACCAGCAGAAGAAGTTACGGCGACCGTCAAAATGTCGGCTACGTTACCTTTAATGTTAGTAAGTACTGGGAAGAAGTTACCCAAATCAAGTTGTTGCAAACCGTTAGGAGGTGTTGAAAATGCGTACACAACCTCACCACCAGCCAAAGTTGTGGCGCTTAAATCCTGTTCAGCAAATGAGTTGTATGAACCCAATTGATTTAAAGGAACAAAGTTTGCCTGACTTAAAGACAATTGGTTTGTAGGTGTACTAGAAATCAACTCAACCAAACAAGTTGCAGATGAATTTAACAGTAGTGTTGCGGGTAATAATTGACCACGATCAATCAATCCAATCTGATAGCTATTACCAGATGAAGGACCGTTTGCTAATGGTAAACCCGTAACCACATCGCCAAATGTTATTGCGCCTGTTGTATTCGATGTAATACGACCTGTGTATGGGCTAACTGCACTAGCTCCAGAAGAATAATTTGCAGGAGCAGAAGCAAAGTAACCCCAGCTAACCACAACTGTAGTAGTTGGGTTTGTAGTTGGTATTGTTACAGAGTAGATACCATTCATATAAGCGGGAGTTGACCCGCTAATAACAATAACATCACCCTGCTTCAAGTTGTGCGCAGAACTAAACGTAATGGTAGACGAGTAGTTATTAATGCCCGCTACCGTAGTCAATGCTGGATTTGAAATAGCGCTGATAGACGGCAAACTAGCTTGGTAGTACACAAACTTACCAACCCACTGATTAGCTGCCCAATATGTTCCAGTTGGGTTTGTTGTGGCTGTTACACCAGTCAACAACTGTATTGGAAGAATCATTGTGGTTGTAGATGGTACAGACTGGATTAACCAAGTCTGAGCTGCATACGTTGTTGTAGCAGTCAAAGTGCCTGAACCAGTAGTCTGGGTTGAGCTAACTTGATAAGTACCCAAACCGCCCGGTGTATACGAGTTGTATGTACCAGCAGCTTGAACTGTAAACGCTTTGTTCAAAGTAATCGTAGCCCCAGTTACACCCGTAATGAATGTACTTGCGGGGACGCCTGTACCAGCAAACAACTGCCCAACAGCAAATGAAGTACCTGCCGCTAATACAACCACGCTTGAACCAACTGCGCCGCCACTTGCAAAAGTTTGTGAACCAACCGCAGAGCTTGTAGCAGTTAATTGAGCAACGATTGTGGGAGACCCTGTAACACCTGTACCGGATAATACTTGTCCGGGTTGTAAAGCACCACTAGCAACTGCGGTTGTTACAGTTAGCGTTGTGCCAGAAAATGCGTAGTTACCCGTAGCTACAGTACCTACTTCAGTAAATGAACTAAGAGACACATACTGAGCTGGGCTGTTTGCATTTGCTGGGTTAGTCACTGCATAACCGTGAGCAGAGCTAAATGTAACTAATGCTTGCCCGCTATTTGATTGTCCAACAACAGAAGAAATAGAAGGCGTTGCCGCACTAATTGTCAAAGTCGTAGGAGAACCACCTGTGGCTGCTGCGTTAGACTGATCAAAAATATCAGCACCAACAGCTCTCATACGGAAAGACATTGCAGGGAAACGAACGGCAGCCGATGAAACAGAACGAGTCTGAGTCTTAGCGTTATTACCATATGAATAGGTAAATCCACGTTGTTTATCAATACCGCCTTCAATCAGCACTGACACACCGTAGTGAGTCATTACAGATGATGCGGCACTTCCTGTATATCTTTGCTCGTAACGAACAGGTAAGTTACCTGTACGGCTCCAAGGCTTAATTTGTGCAACGCCTTGAATAACACCATTACCTGCACCAACTTGATGGAGAACCCAAGGCTCACCGTTGATGACCACGCCCCAGCGCAGAGCACCTGCTCCGTACCAAGCGTATTCCATCCAAATCATTTGGACTTTTGTCCAGTCCAGAGCATTGATGATGTTCTTATTGCCGTTCCACTGACTTACAGGAAACACTGTATCTGTAGGTAAACCGCCTGAATCGGAGCGAAGAACCACGTTCATTGCGTATGGATTGTCAGCCGTTGTAGCTCCATACTGCATAAAGAAGATACCGTTGGAATCATCAAAGATACCTACACGCTGGTACTGCCCAGATACAGAAGCACCAAAGTTTACGTTGGATGCCATGTAAAAAGTCTTACCGGGCTGGTATCTGTGGTAAGGACGGCTTTGACGAATCGTAATATCACCGGGTGTATTTCCACCGCCAATGGTCATGGTTACGCCACCAAGACCGGGATTTTGCACAATAGATGCTTGTCCAGAAACGTTCTGGATGTAGTTTTCCCAGCGAAGGGGTTGAACGCCATACTCAAAGTCAGCGTCATAAATATTTTGTGATTGGCTAACCTTTAGCTTACCAACAACGTCACGAAGGCGTTGCGGTGCAACAAACTCGGCGGCTCCATCAATACCCTGCCAAGCAGTGCTTGGGGTTTGTGGGCCCATGTTACCTGTTTGAGCTTGGTTAGTACCAAGATTTCCGGGGTTAGAACTCCAGAAACGGTTTAATAAATTCATTCCCATACAACAAACTCCTATTTAATTTAAGAAAGGGGGCAAGTGCCCCCTAGCTATTAGTCGTAGTTACCGTATGGGTAGGTTGTTCCGTTACCAACGTTAGGATCGGGTTGGACGTAGCTTACTATGATGTTCATCTTACCTGCGTTAACAGATGTGAGTGAAGCAACAGTCAACTTTAATGTAACAACTAACTGGGAGAACCATGTAGGCTGTGTACCGGGTTGAATGTTCTGTACATCTTGCAGTGTAGACTGAGCATTTACATACTGAGTTGCTGTAAATGTAGCTGTTGTGCGACCGATGCTTGAGCCAGTAATAGACGCAGAAGTTGCATATACACCAGCAGATGTAGCAAAGTCGTTAGAGATATAAGGTTGGATTCCAGTTACTGCATTTGTTCCGTCTGTAGGCTGAACAATGTTATCAAATTCAATTGACTTAAGGTATGAACCTTGTGGAAGTAAAAATACTGCGCCACGATAGTTTGTACCTGTTGCATCCGCAGTAGGTGTATTGGATGTTAATGAAGGTCCAGAATTGCTGAATACGCCAGACTGAGGAGCCCAGATAGTTGCAATTGAGTTAGGGATTGTATTTGACGTTGCAAATACTCCAGAAGCGCCAGCGTAACCAGCAGCTTGGGGGGTCGTTTTAGAATAATCTAAAAGGATTGTTTGGGTTAAGAGAACACCACCAATGTCACGTTGTGGTCCAAAACGGTTATCGCCAGATAGGACTGGCCCTTCAAATGTACTGCGTCCCATGATATGAGTCCTTATGCAAAAGAAACCTTGTTAATCGTTGCATCGTCTGCTGGGCCAGTGGCAACAAGGTTGAATTCCCAGATAACTGAAATATACACTATTTTTGGATCATGTCAACAAATTTATGAAAATAAAAAGGGGTCCCTTTTGAGGACCCCTCCGACCGGGAAACTCCCAATCCTAAATCAATAAGAACCGTAGACTCCAAGAGGATCAGACCAGCCAAAGCTGTAACGCTCGCGCGCTTTGTACCTCACGTTGCCCGTATCGAAATCACCATCCATTGAGTTTTGCAATGGAGTACGAACAAAGTGCTTGAGACCGTTAGGTACGTCAGTTGTTAAGAACCAAGCATTGGTAGCTGTCAAGAAGTGGTTAATTGTGTAACCCTCTGGAACAGCGCCGTTGTTCTTAATTGCGTTAATGTCGTTGTTGTTTGTACCAACGCGCAACTCTGTATCGAGCAAACGAGTTGCAACGAATTGGAGTGCTGGAGGAACAATCAACTTCTTGGGCTTAGCAGCGATCAAGAGACCACGCTCATCTGTCCAAGCTGCAATCTGGATAACAGCATTTTCAAGGGCTGTTTCGTTCAAGTCAGCAGGTGTAGAAGGAGTGTTAGCGTTAGTACCGCCGTTAACCAATGGGTGTGCAGTATTGAACAAAGAAACACCGTCACCGCCAGTATAAGCAGCGTTAAATCCATTGTTTAGGATTGCGGCAGCTTTAACTTGCTTGGTGTAAGCCATAGCGCGAGCCAAGCCCTTTGTATAACGAGCAGACAAAGAGTCATACAAGTTATCTTCAATCGCCTCTTCGGTGATTGAAAAACCAAGAGCAATGGTTTCGTGGTTATAGCGAGTTGTCCAAGCTTCCTGTGCATTGTCATAAGCGATGGCATTACCCTCAGCCTTAACAGGTGCAGCAGAGAAACCTGAAAGTTTGGTTTCTTCTTCAAAAGAACGCTCAGAGGTTTCTGTTTCATAGATCTCTTTGTGCTCTTCGCCGTAGCGTGCGTACTCTAATCCGAACAATGCGTTCAGTCCAGGGAGCAACTCTTTCAATAGTTGTGCGCGTGAAATAGCCATTTTATGTTACTCCTTAAACAGCGGTTGCAGTGTAATACTCATGTATACCGAAGTTAAGCTTAACAAGCACTTCAGGATAGTTTGTAAACACAATAGTTGATGCGGATGGGATAGCTGTGACACCACCAGGGACGGCAACGGCTACGTTTAATGTTCCAGATGTTGCACCAGCAGAAATAGCTGCGGTAACAAAAGAACCAGTCTCAATGAGCTGACCATTAGATGCCAAGTAAGCTACGTCAGCACCTTGCGACACGTTACCGTTAGGTCCGGTTGTCATAGTGATTGTTGTAGAGCTTGAGCTACCAACAGCAGAATAAGACTGAGCTGTGTCACGAACGATGTCAACAACACGAATTGGGAATGTGCTTGTTGTCAAAGTTGCAGAGTAGAGCAATGCGTTAGCAGAGTCACCAGTATTGACGTTACCAGTGTTGTTAATCATCTGGTAGTTTTGACCAATCATGGGGATACTTGCTGAAGCAACAGTGGTTCCAGATGAGCAAACAACAGCTTTAAAAACTGTGTCAGGATCATCACAAACAATAGCTTGTGCATCACCAGCTAAAGTGCTTGCGGGCCAGTATTGGCTATAGCGCTTTTGCTTAGTTACTGGATCTGTATAGTTACAGCCAAGGAAAACACCAACCATGCCTGATGCGCCGCCACCAGTAGAAACTGATTGGCGTGTGATAAAGCCTTGGGCTAGTGCAACGAAATCGCCGTAAAAAATATTAGTAGCGTAGCCATACTGGATAGGCAACTGACGAGTTGATCCAGCAAAAACTTGTCCACCAATAAGATTTACAGGCTTTAGGCCGTAAGGGGCCGATACTGTAGGATATGCCATTTAAATCTCCGTTAAAAATTAAGCTGCCCCAGAACCGAAGCGTACCTCTGATTTTCTTTCAGAGAACTTCTGCATCCTAGGATCGTTGTCTCTCATAAAGGTATTGTCAACCGAGTCCATTTGGGCTTTAGTTTGCTTGGCGAAATAAGCATCTCGCTGGGAAATAAATTCCTCTGGAATACGGCATAACAATAAACCACCTACCTCGATGTTGCCTTTAAAGCGACCATCTTGGGTTTCGTGCATCATCAGTTCAGGATAATCCTCTGCTCTGCAGGGTTCATACCCTTCACGGAACTTAGAAGAAATATTGCTTGGGTCAGCAGCACCTAACATACTAATACGAACCCACCTGTGACTCCAGCCAGGGCGTGGCTCTGGTGCTGGTAATACATCTGGCGGACGCCACTCAGTTGGTCTAGCCATAGTCATTACTCGGCTATCTAATTCGCGGCTTAATCTATTTTGTTTATCAGACATTTTGTGACTCCAATTTCTTCGCTGCAATGGCGTATTGCTCCGGTGTAAGCCCAAGTTTCTTTGCTAACTGGACTTGGCTAGTTTTAAGTTTGATCCGATTGGGGGATGAACTACGAACTGCTGGTGCTACGATAGAAGCTGGTCTTTCGACTTGCTTCGGTGCTTCCTTTGCAGGTTCATTGGGTGCGTCCTCCTCGAAGTATTCGGGGAAGCGCTTGCGCATTGTTTTGTCCAATGCTGCGTAATATTCGTCAGACCCAATCACTACTCCGTTGCGTCTCAGCTTTTCGTGTAAGCCAAGAGTTGCTGCGGTCATCTCCTCGTCCTGTCCAAACCAAGGATTGCGTTGTTGCCACGCTCTAGCCTTGTAATCAGGTTCGGGAGCAGATTGTGTCTGTTCAGGTATGGTTTGTACACTATTTTCTTCAACTTGTAAAGAGGGCAAACGAAAATTCTTCGCTTGCATGATCTTTATGTTGGCTTCTTGCATCTTTTGCTGGGCTTCAATGATCTTGTCAGTGTCGCCCGCATCGTAGGCTTTGCGGTACTCATCCTGCGCTAAGCGCAGTTGTAGATCAGCAGAAGTTTTAAGAGTATCGACATATTCCTTCTCCCCGGTGGAGAGCATATGCTTGATCTTTTTATTCTCCTCCATTACCCGCTTGGCAAGCGCAATAGCTTCCTGCTGCTCTCTATAAGCGGCTTCTTTTGCCCTGCGCTCGTCATGCCAGACTTTACGCATTTGAAGCATTTTTTCTTTTACTTCGCCTTCGTATTTGTCTAGCTCGTCTTTGTCAAGTTTCTCGACAATTTGAGCAGGCATTGGGGTGCGGTTACGATCCTCTGGTGGGGTATCGTCCTCAAACTCTATCTCAAGTTTGGGTTCATCTAAGGGTTTATCCTTATCTATCTCGTCAGGAAATTTAAATTCCTCGCCTTGTGTTTCAGCCATATTTGCTCCTTATGATGCTCTTGAAATGCCTCTTGGATCTTCCACAACCGCTTGTACAGAGTCATCATTGATGATCCTGAATTCACGACCATGAATCTTCAGACGGGTGCCTGAATTGGGACGGACGATGACAAAATCACCTTCCTTGCACGACGGTCCGGTTGGGAACCTCGCTTTATCTTTGTAAGCATCGGGGCCTAATTTGACTACGAAAAGCACAGGAGTTAAAACTTCCTCATAATGCCTTGTTTGGTCGGACTTAATTAAACCTACTTCACTATCCGCGTACTCCACCATTGCTTCTGGAACAACAGTTAGTATATGGAATGTAGCTGGGTCTGGTAATTGTTTCGCTTTATCTACCGTATCTTTATTCAAGATACCTGACAAATCAACGGCTTGTACGTCGAATTCAGTCATCATCATTCTCCAAGTTTTGTTTCAGGTCTAGTACTAATCCTCGTGCAATGAGCAGACCCTTAATCTCACCGCAAAGACTCTTGTAATCTTCAAAACTTGTTGCTTTCCCAGAGCCTAAAAACTTTTGTAGGTATTCGACTCTTTCGTCCGTTTGTTGGACTAGGACTTCTAAATGTGTCATTCTTCACCTTGTGTTGGTTGATTTTGTGCCATTTGTTGCATGGCGTTTAATGCGTGCATTTCCTTTTCATGGTGTGCACTTTTATCTGAGGCAGATGCCTTATTACCTTCAAGCATGGCGGTTTTGATTCCGTCAGCGAAGATCTGTTTATGAGTTTGTCTAGCTTGGTGCTCATGCTCCGCCAATACTTTGGCTGAATCATGTTTAATATCTATAGCCTTGTTCTTGTGCTGTGTTTTGAGTTGCGCAGCAGTCTTGAGCGCGTCTACGTCTATTTGCTTGAGACTTGTCATAGTTTGTGCAGCGATGCGCTGCTGTTCGATACGTTGCTGATTTTGTTTGAGCGCGATATCGGCTTGGTCTTTTGCAGCCTTTTGTTGCTGGGCTTGCGCTTTGATCTGCAACTCTTGTTGTTGCATTTGTACCAGTGGGTCTTGGGCTTGTTGTTGAGCTTGTTGCTGAGCCACCTGCGCTTGGTTTTGTGAGAGCAGTTTTTGTGCGGCTTGGGCAAGTAGCGGAGCAAGTCTTGCTTCGACTTCTGGATTCATTGGGATATCTTCGCCTTCCGCATCCTTCTCGGCGGGTAGGGACATACCAAGTTGTTTCTCGATCTCGATTCTGTACTGGAAACCCAAGTGCTCGTTGATATGGTTCATCATAGCGGCTTGTAGCGCCTGTGCTTGTGGGTTGTTTTGCAGTAATTGTTGAATCTTCGGATCTTGCATTGCTGACATATGAACAGCAATATGGGCTTGGTGATCCTGATACAAGAACGCCTTGACGGGTTTGTTCATCAATATGTTCTGGTTTTCCGTTACAGGATCTGTGGGTTTTTGATCCCCATCCATTGGGACAAGCTTTTGGATGTTCTTAATCCCCAATACTTCTAGCATCTGGCGATGTAATAGTGGTATGTTGTAGATCTGTGGTGCGCCCTGTGCCAACTGTAATACCGCCTGGTATTGCACAATCTTTTGCGCCATTGTTGCTGCATTGGGGTCACTGACAGGGTGAATATCCACGCAGTCATAGTCAGATTTCTTAGCGCTACGGTCACCTTCTTCTGGCTCGTAGTCATAGTCTTCTGGCATGTAATCTTTAATAATCTCTTTAAGGAGAGCCAGCTCTTGCTTCATCGCATAATGAAGTCTTGCTTGAACCGCTGACATTACCTTAAGGGTACGTTCCAAAATAGCCAGTGTTGTACCAACTGGAGCTTGGCTTGACATATCGCTGATCTGAAGATCCGCAGTGTTTGCAAAGCGACGTCCGTCCTCAATGATCTGGTTCATCAAAGCAAGCAAAGTCTGGCTTGGCTCTTTGTAAGGTAGCGGCATGATATTGTCTTTCATCGAACCGCTTGGAACGTCTACGTCCCTGAACTCGCCCGGTGCTATGGGGGTGTCGTCACCCTTAACCCGCAGACCACGGGTTTTAAAGCCGCCTGGCAAATTAGCAAGAGAGCCTGCGTCAACCAGTTGTCTAAGTAGTGATGTGCCTGATTTAGCAAATGCACCAACCAAGTGGATCAGACCAAAGTGATAAAAGCCAAACCCTGGTATATACCCGTAGTGCACAAAGTGATTGCGCTTAGTAAATAGAGGATCTGTTTTTCTCCAATTGCGGCGAATTGCCAACACTGTAGCCGTAGCTTTGTCGATTGTGACGATGTAAGGCAATGCTATACCGGTCATCTCGTCGCTCTCGTCCACATGCTCAAACCCCTTGAGGTTTAGGTAGACGTTCATCTCTAGTATCTTGTGGCGCTCATCGCTTGTAGCTCTAAAGCCAAGCTTCTCAGCAATTTTCTTCTCCACCTCGTCCAGCACAATGTCTGGCTCACCAAGGTCTACATCTCTCCAAAAGCCAGAGTACTGCAGCCTTCTGACCTCGTTGCTGGTCTTGCGCATCACATGGGTTACGCGCTCAGCAGATTCCAAACTGGACGCACCATAAGGAACAACTAAATCTTCTGCAGGTACAAATATAGAAGTCTCACGACCCAAATGAGAATCATAGTACACCTTCTTAAAGCCATTACCAGATAAACCTACACCCCAAAGAAGCCTCTCATGCTCGGGACGGTACTCAACCATTTGGTCAGTCAAGCGGAAATTCATATCCGTCTCAACCCTTAGTGCTGCCTCTTTTTTATCTGGGGTTTCTTTGCCTATGATCATGGTCTTAACCGGACCACGAGCTGGGAATGTCTCCATCATCATCTCAGACTGGAACTTCACCAATGCTTCAGCAAGTAGTGGGTGGTACACACCGCACGCGCCTTCCCAGGGTTCTGACCTTTCCTCGATCTTCAAACCCAATAATTCTAGACCATCTACATAGGTTTGCATCCAATCTTTACGAGAGGCAACATCTTCTTCAAAGTCACTAAGTAACTCAGAAGCAATCATGGCAAGTTCAGCATCATCAATATGATCGGCAAGGTTTTCATCAAACCCAATGCCTTTGATTTCTTCTACATGTTCAAGATCTACGTCCATGCCTTCATCCATAGGAGGCATTTCGATTTCGATCTCAATGTTGTTCCCCATGAGAGAATCTAATCCCTGTGGGGCTTGATAAAGTGCTTTGCTAATTGCCATGATTAATCCTTAAATTAATTTCCAATTACCTGATGAATAATGTTGCGGCATTGCAACCCCACCGGACTTGTTACCTAAATCTTGTTTCATATAGCTCTTTAATGAATCCAACATTTTGAGTTGGTCTTTGTTGTATTTCATTTCATCGTTGGCTTCTTTTGGCCATTGATTTAATAGATATCCTCGCATTGCAGAGTCTGTTCCGTTTTGCACCGCATCTGCGGCCGGCCTGCCTTCGTCCATTGTTTGCTTAAAGTCACCAGAAACTGTAGCAAGTGTAGCAAGTTGCTTTGCAGTCATTGAATCTATTAAACCTTTTCTAGTTTTATTTGCAATGGGATCGACATGCATTAATTCGCCAGCCAAGTCGTGATGGGTAAATTCGTTGGGTTTGCCTATCATCACTCCGACTCTATCAATGGGAAATTCTTTTGGCCTTGGAGCGTTTGGAGCGCCGGGCTCATTTTGGGGCCATGTTTCAGCGTAGTCTTCCCCTGCATTTCCAACCATTACGATAGGATTATGTTTTGCAATAAATGGGTATTCTTCAACAGCTTTACTCATTAAATTGTTTATATAATCATCCATCTCAATCCTTAATAATATGC